TTAGTACACCATCTACTTCTACTTTTACATCAGTTACAGCTAAAGAAGGGAATGAGAAAGGTTTCGTTGCCACTCCATTCCCTGTATAATCTACGAATGTTGTTGCCATAATTTATTTATACATGTTAAGGATGGGTTGGACATTATCTGTTGTTTTTTGAAGCTTTCTATACTTCTCTGCTTTTTTAGCTTGTTGTTGTTCTTTAATCCTTATTATATGTGGTTGATTTTGTATCGAAGCCCATGCAAGTAATCTTGCTTCACGGAACCAGAATTCAATTTGTTGATTATGATAATAGTCATCTGGCTCAAAGTCACCTCGTCTACCTGATGCAATATCTCTATTCATCTCTTCTATTGATGCTATAATTCTAGGATCTTCTGCTAATTCATTTAGCTTAAGCTCTAAGTTTTGTTCACCAATAGCTTTTTGAAATTCAGATCTTATAGTTGGATGATCAGTTAGATTGGTTCCATCAGGAGCATAATAAGTTCCTAGCCTTAAATCATATCCACTTGCAAACAATAACTGTCTACCTGGACTTTGAGTTAGATTCAAAGATATAGGAGATATAGCATTAAAAGCTCTAGTTAAGAAATCATGATCTCTAATAGGTTTACCATCTAATAAATCATATTTAGTAGGTATATTTTCACCAGGAAGATACTCTGTAATAAGGTTCCTGTTTCTAAGAGATTGCATAATACCAGAGTTAATTTCCTTCATATGAGGATTAAATAACTTACCTAGCTCATTCCTTAGACCAGCTAAAGGTACAGTATTATTCATTAAACTAGCTATAATTCTTTCTGCTTGACCTTCTCTACCACCAAATAAATCGACAAATTGTGTCATACCAGCAAGATAAGATTTACTTGTAAACCCTTGTGCTATTACAAGAGCTACTTTCTGTAATTCTTTTTCTGTCCACTCTTCACCCATTAATTGACTAGCATCACCTATATCAGCAATAGTAGATAGTATAAGGTTAAAAGGTTCCATTGCTTCATAACCTATTTGTACCCCACCTATAGTAATATGCCTAGGTTTATAATCAGCATCTATCCAGGCTTGTCTTTTCTGTCTATCAGCAGGACCATTACCTGAAAGATTGCCATTCATATATGCCCATGAAGCCATCATAACTAGTCCACTTCCCATAGCAAGTCTACCAGTTTGCAATGCCTTAGCATTTATTAATTCTTCTGGTGAAGTAATACCATATTTAGTTACATTATCTAAATTATCTATTTGAGCAAATGCTATATCATTAAATTCTTTAACAAGGAAATTAAGTCCAGGTGTATGTTTAGCAGTAAGGCTTAAACCATTTACACCAGTTCTAGCGAATAAAAAGAAGGGTTTAGCCCAAGGATTAGCACTAAAGACATCGTTTAATCCTTTAGCAAATCCAGTAAGATCTTGAGTAAGTGTTACCTCTTTACGTGCAAACTTAGTTGCTTCATCTATTATATCTCCATTACCATCAAAGACTTCAGCATAGAAATCATCTTGATATGCTCTCATTAGTTGAGGTGTAATTTCAGGAAGTTTACCGCCAGCGCCTTGTATTTCTAATACTCTACGCATAGCCTTTTCCCTCATCTTAGCTCTACCTAATATGTAAGCAAATGCATCGTCAGTCGCAGCCATTATCTTAGTAGAATATGTAAGGAAATTGCTGTCATTCATTCTTCTAGCTATATTAGCCATGTTGAATACAGCTCGTTCTCCCCAATCTGCCCTACCACTATCTTCAGCCCAACGTCTCATGATTTCCCAATTATTGTCTCCTCTATGGAATTCAGAGTATCGAGTTCTAACACTAGATATATCGCCACTCCAGTATGAATTTAATTTAGCTTTAAATATCTCAAATGATTCAGGTATAGCTTCTATCATACCAGCTACAGAAGCTAAACTAGCACGTATCGTAGCAGTATCACCAGTAAAAGGATACCTCATTGTAGCTCCAAATAGAGTAGAAAGAGGTCTTAAGAATGTAGCTGTAGATGTACCCATTATAGCTCTCATAGGAGTTTTAGGTCCACTAAGTATACTAAATGTAAATACACCTTCTAATTCTCTGATTAAAGCACCTGTTCTATCAGCACCTTTAGGATCTATTTTACCACCAAATAATATCTTTCTAGCAAAGCTATCAAAGTCATCTAATGAATGTACATTCTGCATAGCAGAGAATGTTTCAAATAGAGCATTTAATAACTCATTATCAGGCTCATCTTTAGCTATTTTAAGCATGTTCATGATAGCTTCTTTACTATCAGACATGTCTTTCTTTAATGTATCTTCTAGATATGCTTTCTTTTGTCCTATTTGTAATTGTCTAAATGTATCAGACTTCATGATTCTAGCTTTCTTAGTCTCAGTTAAAGCAGTTAACATAGTATCTACTAACTGTTTTACTGGACCATCTTTAGCAGTTATATCAGCTAAACTCATTAATTCTCTACCACCAATACCGGTATCTCTGATTTGATGTAACAAAGAACCGATAACCATATCAGCTACTACTACATTTTTAGATGTAAAGACTTCTATATCATCTATGATATCTTTATTAGCTTCAAGAAGATCTTTTAAGTACTCTTGAGGGGTCATATCAGCTGCATTTCTACCTAAAGTAATCTGTTGATGTGCTTTAATTGCATCTCCAAATGCTTCAGATAAAGTTTGTCTTCCAGCCTTTATACTTTTAATAATACCTGCAAACTTCTCATTACTATATAGACTTCTCATGATTCTCTCAGCCATTTTATCTGAGACATCGCCTTGAATACCTATACGTTCTCTTTCTGCAGCTGTAGTAACAGGACCAGCAGAAGCTTCCTCAGCACCTAACTCATTTCTAGTTCTACCAAGTTGTTCTCTAGATAGTTCAGGATCTACAGTACTTTGATGGGCACCTTGATGTGGATCAGCTGTACTACCATTCTTATCTGCTCTCCATTCTGCTTCAGCATTCCTAACTTGAGCTACAGCAGATTCTGTAGTTTGATCTGCAACACTTTTATTTCTAGATTCAATTTGTGTTAATGCTCTCTTACTACCTTTACCTATAAGCATCGCAGCACCATCAAATATAGCACCAATACCCATACCTTCAACAACGTTTTTAAACTTCATCATTGCAGGATGATCAGTATCTCTAGTACTTATAGGTGTATCAATAAATCCATAATGATCTCTTAAGGTTCCAAGCGCATTATGCCCATCTGATTCTTTAGATATTATATCAGAAACAGCACCGACACCAGCAGCTCTTACAAAAGTGTTAGCTAATAAGCCTGTTCCTATTTGTATTCCAGCTCTTGCTGCCATAAACTTAAATGTAGGTATTATAACTGCTGCCATACTACCGAAGTGTACAACACCTCTAGCTAACTTACCCCACCATGTTTTAGTTTCAATAGGATCCTCGTAGTCTACAAAAGGATCCCAATCAGGTCTATAAAAACCTTTCTCTTTTTTCTCTTTCGCCATCTGTCCAGTAAGAGCATCTGTTGTTCTTTCTGGAAAGGTAGTTAAAGAAGAAGCGGTATCTTGTAAACCACCTGATAATATAGATTGTGCTTCTTTAACTACACCTTGAAAGCCCCAGTTTTCTTTGTCCCTTGGGTCATCTAATTCTGCGGCTTTCTGTTCTCTAACTTCAGTTTCTTGTTGCTCAAGTCCACTTAAAGCTTCAGTTTGATTTCTTAATCGGTCTTCATTAGACTCTGTTATTATAGGAGTCTCGCCTAGATTAACTAAGTTTTGATTCTCCATTTATTCCTCTGGTAATGTATCATCCACAAGAGCCTTAGCTGCTTCTGGAATTAAATTTTCTAGCTGTAACCATGGTGGTAAGTCACCTACTATTTCTAAGAATCTTGCTTTATCTGATTCATTTACATGTACTAATCTTCTATATCTAACATCTAAGCCTCTCTTATCATTCTTTGCATTAGCTTTTAATCTCAATCTCTGAAGAATTATTTTATCTTGAGTATCAACATCAAACTTTTGATCATAATCAATAAACCCATAAGCTGAGTTAATAACCTTATAACTTCTGCTATAGTATGCTCTTCTAAAGGTTTCTCTAATTGAACATATTCACCATCTGGATTACGAATAGAGTTATAACCACCATTAACTATAGCAGTAGGAGATGCTATAGTTTCTAGCATCCAAGTTAATTCTTTATTATCTTGTGTTACTTGATAAGTTCTAGAATCTGAGGGCATGTATAACAATTTTTGTTGATCAGCCTTGTTTAGATTCTTTTCTTCTGGTAATTGATATTCAAGAGAACCTGGTTTTATTTGTCCTGTGGCTTCCAATCTTTTTCTAGCTAGTACAACAGGATTCATACCTAATTTAGCTGCAAGTAATCTGTAGTATTCAGGTATGTTTTTAACATCAGGATGACCAGAAAAGTATCTAGCTGCATCTAATAAAGCTCTATCTTCAGATTCAAGTAGTTCATTTTTATCTAATAGTGTTCTATCTTTAAGTATAGCATCAGATACTTTTCTAGCTAATTTGAAACGATGATCATAAACTTCTGGGTCTATATTACCGTATATCTTCTCATATGAATCCCAGTTATTATCTTTTAGACCTAAATTTACAGCATCTACACCTGCCCTATGAGCTTTATCATCACTTAATCCAAGTGCTTTAGCATCATTATATGCTCTTATATAAGCTCGTTTCGCTCCTAAATAGTTAGCTTCCCATCTTGTCGTCTTCTCTTTTTTACCAGTATTTTCACCAGTGTGTCTATTTATACGAGTATATAAGAACTTGTGCATCTCACCTTGTTTAGTCGTATTAAGACCAGTGCCGACTAATTTTTGAAGCCTTTCCTTTATCTTTTCATCTTTGACCAAAGAAATTTCACCTTCAGTAATTATATGTCCATTTTCATGTTTATTCAGTATATGCTCTTCTACAGTCAGATCTAATACATCAGAATCAGTCATGAGTGTTTTAAATCCTTCATGAGATTCATTTGTCTTTCTTTGTTTCTTATACCAGAGATCTTGAGCACCTCCT